TTTTTATATAATATTATTATATAGAAATGTCAAAATCATATTTTAGACTTAATAGACACAATCATACACCACGATCACATTTAAATGGGTGGATTGATTTAATACCTTTAGGTGTTTATGGGGAAGGCCCAACTGGAACAACAGGAACCACAGGAACCACAGGAACAACAGGATCATCTGGCCCAACTGGAACCACAGGAACCACAGGAACCACAGGAACAACAGGATCATCTGGACCAACTGGTGGTTCACCACCAGAAGCACCAACAATTTTAACTGCATCATTAACATACGTATCAAGTACAGATTATAATTATAGTTTTGAATGGTCTGCTGTAACATCAGCAACAACTTATTCTTATTATATATTTAACAATACAACAGGTGCCCCTATAGCAATAAGCACTTCACCATACACAGCTATATATGGTAATTCAGTTTTAATAAATTTAGGTGATTATATTCAATTTAGTGTCTATGCTACAAATGCTTATGGAAATAGTTCTACAACATCAACTATAGTAGAAGCATTACCACCACCACCAAATCAACCATCAGGATTAAATATATCATTTACTCCACGACCAAGACCAAATACATATTATATTGCTGGATTGTGGGATTCACAAGTTGATGCTTCATATTTTACTTATAATTTATATAATTCTACAACATCAGTTACTTATGCTATAAATGCAAATGATGGTGGAACTACAACATCAGTTTATAATGTAATCATTAATGCTACTGATAATATTGTATTAGAAGTAATAGCATACAATTCTTATGGTTATCCATCAATAATGGCAAGTTATACAGGACAAGCAATTCCAAGTTAATTTTTTATATAAATATATATATATGTCAATAAAAGAAATAGTTGAACACCCATTAAGTGATAATGAAATTCAAAAATATTTACCATCTGCCAAGATCGTATTATATAATGAATTAAAAGAATATGATAACATTGAACAATTACTACCACGTGATAAATCATATTTCATTGTTTTATATCAAGATTCAGAAAATTCAGGTCATTGGTGCTGTTGTCTAAGACAAAAAAATTTAATATCTTTTTTCGATCCATACGGCTTAGCACCTGATACTGAATTAAACTGGGTCAAACATGGTGTCAGAAACAGCTTAGGAATAACAGATAGATTTTTAACAAGGATGTTTGATAAAACAAAATTAAGGGTCGAATACAGTGATGAAGATTATCAAGAACTAAAATCAGGTGTCAATACATGTGGTCGTCATGTAGTTTTTAGAATCAAGAATATAAATAAAACTTTAATGCAATACCATAAATTAATTAAAGATGAATGTAAAAAATTAAAAACAGATTATGATGGTGTAGTAGCACATTATATAGACATAACGTAAAAAAACGTACTTAAAAATAATATATTTAGTTATATATTATGTTTAAACGTGCAAATCAAGTTCAACGAATGGTTAATAGAATGAATGAACTTATAGATGTTAGAAATGATCTAATGTTAAAAATGTTAAAATTAAATCAAGAAATAGGATATATTTACGCCGATACTACAACACTACTAAAACCATATAATGAAAAATATCCTGATGTAGAAGATATTATTACAAAAGAAAATTTTGAAACTGTCGTCAGACCATACATTAAATATAGTATGATAATGCCCGAATCAAATGATCCACTAAATGAATCAGAATCAGCAAGAAACAATAAATGTAACTTAAAATAGATTTTCGTCAAAGGCAGTACCCTTTGGTCTTCTAATTAATCACCTGAAATTTTTAAATTTCATCTGTTTTATGCTTTGTTCTACGGTGTCCCTTTCTTTTACCCTTAATACCTAGTCCAATTCTTTGTAATAATGCATTATTATAAGTTGCTAAATCAGCACCACCTACACTAGGGTTAAAAAATGCCCCCGACCCTTCAGTATACTTATTTACACGACTTAAACCAGGGTTCTTAAATAACACATCAGGAACTTCTTTTCCGTAAATATTATCACCTTCTTTAGAATCTTTAAGACCAGAAAATGATTTTTTATAGAATTCATCGGCTTGAACATATTCATATTCAACTGCTTTAGTATCTTTTCTAGGTCTTCCACGTCCTTTTTTTCCTGAACCTTTTGCTGTATTATAATTATCAACTAATATTTTTCTGACATCAACATCATTTACATCATTAAATGTTGGTGTTCCTGACATTTTTTTGAATTTTTCAACAGTTAATTTAACTAATTGATCAATTACACCAGTAATACCTGACATATAAAGGGTTTTATTAGGAATTATACCATCTTGAAAGTTATTATAAGCATCATTTAATTTATTTTCTTCAACAACACGTAAAGCTTCAAGTTCGTCAGTAGTCATTTTAGAATAATCGGTAGGTGTTAAGACTTCATCAAACATTTTAGTTAATACTGGATCAACTTGGTTCATTAATGCATGTAATGAAACTTTATTTACTATATTACCTATTTGAATGGCTAAATTATAATATTTGATTAAATCAGGTATGATACTAGTGTAATAGGCATTTAATTGATTAGTACTTAAAGAAGATTTTTTATTTCTTGCTTCACCTAATAATTTTTGGAAAGCTTGATAACCTTCTGTAGGTGTCATTTGTTTAGGTGGGGGATTTAATGCATTATCAAATTTTTGTCTTAAATCACCAAGACTATTCATAGAATTTTTTAGGTTATCAAGATTGACACTTGGATCTTTAGCTGGTGATGAATCCATTATTTTATAATCTTTGACCAATGTAGGAACAATAGAATCAAAATAGGCTTCTAAATCAGCACCAGATTTATCAGACATTGCCATACCAGCATTACCAACTGTGTTTCTAAATTCCATTATTGCATCATCAAAAGCTTTCTTATCATTATTTCCTGATGGTGGTGGTGTTGGTGGTGATGGTGGGGGTGGTGGTGGTGGCATTGGTGTAAATGAACTAGTTGCCGTTACTTCAGGGACAGCATCAGCAATTGATTTCTTGAATTCAGGATCAGAAATACCGGCATAAAGTGCTGAACCTTCATCTTGTTTGATAACAACAATTGCTCTAAGTAATGGAACAAGACTAGATAATGCTGATGATCTTTTAACATCTAAATTGTCTTGTGTGATACTACCAGATTTAAAAGAAGCATAAGATGCATTTTCAGCTGCTATGATTTGACCAGCATTATTAATCATAGGTTGAATATCTTGTTTTTGTTTATCAGATGGGATAGTTGGATTTACAGGTTTTAATACAGTAGCACCAGAAATAGGGTCTAAAACAAATTGATAACCAGCAGGTGCTTCTTTGTTTAATTCAACACGTTCAATTTTACTTCTATCTTCTTGTAAAATTTTTGAAAGTTCAGCTAATGTTGCTGTCTGTAATTTTTCAACATAAAAAGCAACTGTTTTGTTAATTGATTGTAATTTTTGATTATAAATTTTAACTTCATCTTGTGATAAATTCTTATTATTTAATATATGGTATAAATTAGCACGATCACCTAATTTTTCTTTGATTAATTCTTTGAAATTATCAATAACCATATCTGTACCACTAAATGCTCCACCATATTTTAATTTACCAAACATACCACTACCAGATGATGAACCAGAACCAGGAAGTAATTTTCTTAATTCAGTAATTTCATCTCTATATTTGGCAATTGTAGCATCTAATCTATCTAATTCAATGTCTAATGCTTTAGCAATTTTAGACCTTCTTTGGTATAAAATTCTTTCGTCTAATAAGACTTCACGTTTTTGATCTAATTGATCTATTTCAGCTGTTAATGAATCTATTTTATCTTGTATTTCAGTAATTTGTGCTAATTCTTCTTGGAATTTAACTTCTGCTTGTCTTGTTTTTATTTCACGTTCTACCATTTTTCTTAATATTTCTTCTTGTCTTGCTACATCAGAAAGATCATTAGCTAATGATACTACATTAAAATAATTATTTTCTAAATTATTCAGCATTTCTTGAAATTGAACACTGGCAACAAGGTCATAATTTTTTAAAGTTCCTTCTAATCTTGCTTGTTCAACAAAAGTATTAAAAACTGCTTGTAATTGTTTTAATGTTGGTATAAATTCAGTGAATTGTTTTTTAATATCTGTGATGTTAGAAGGTGTGGTTGCTCTTTCCCTTACATAATTTTGGTATGATATCATTAAATTATTAAATTGAAAAAATAGATCAGCCAAAGGGTTTAATTTACTATCTTCAATGTTAATTCTTGCTTGATCGATTGCTTGTTTAAATTTAATAATAGTCTTAGATAAATCAACAACGAATAATTTATCACCTTCAGTTTGACGTCTTCTTTCTTCAGCATATTGTGCTACACCATTAAATTCCCTTTTGATAACTTGTTTTTTAGCACCATTAGCAGTTTCTTCATTTATTAATTCTTTATAGGTCTTCCAAGGATCCCATGCTGATGTGGTGCTGTAAAATTTATCTAAACTTGTATTGGACATAGGCATTTTAATTTATATATACTACAAATATAAATTAAATTAAATTAAATTAATTAATTATCGTCTTTGTCTTCTTGATCCTTTACCAAATAAAGCAAATATATCTTTAGACCATGGTAATTCTTTTTTAGTTTGTTTGACAGCTTCTTCGATGACTAAATTAAAAGCATCATCAGACATTCTATCAAATTTTTCTTTTAATGTTTCACAAGGTACATTATATTCACTTCCAAATGGTGCTACATAGCTATAAGCATTGGCTAGAATACCGATAAAAATTAAATCAGGATCACCTGAAAAAAGAAGTAATTTACTGTGTTTTATGATCTGATCAGCACCTTCAACCATCAATTTTAAAACAGGTATAAAGAATTTTTCATTAGCTGTTTTTTTCTGTTTTTTGGCTATTCTATATTGTATATCCCAATATAAATCTTTACGTTCTTTTGCTGTCATTCCTTTTAATATATCACATTTTCCCTTTCTTTCTGCTTCTGTCATTCCTTGACCAGTTATCTTACTAAACCAATTACCCAAAGCAGGAACAAAATTAATTATATCACGACCTAAATCAGGTATAGATTCAATAACTTTAGTTAAATCTTGGTAAGTAAACTTTTTAATATCATCAGTCCATAATCCAACATTTTCTAATAAATGTTTTATAAATGATTGACAGTTAAGACCCCTGTTATTAAATCCATCATAACCAAAGAACACCAAATCACCATCTTTAAGTCTTGTTTTTTCTAACATTTCATTCATTGTTATAACTTTATTTTGTAATGGTATAATTTTATATTCTGTTGAAGTATCAAGACCACTAATGACGTCATTAATTATAATTCTTTCATTTTTCTGAATAGTAATCTTTTTAGTATGACCTTTTGCTGATTTTACACTTACTATCATTTGAAGGTGGAAATATTCATCATATCCAGCCTTTTGACGTGCTTCATCGAATGTTCCTAATGATAATGCTTCAAGTGCTGCCTTAATTGGTCTACCTAATGTTGTTCTAGTTAATTCAATACCTGTTATGATGTCATTACCATATTTATCAAGGGTTTTTTTAGATTTAACAGGATAATTTTCATAATCAGGTTCAAAAAATTGTTTTATTTCTTTTATTTTTTTATCAACAGCTTGAACGGTCTTTAATTTTCCAACTTCTTTAACTAATGTTCTATATGCTTCTGAATCAGCTATTTTATTTGATATGTCAGTAACTATATTACCTGCTGCCACTTTTTTAGGTCTTGGTATATGTTCAGGTTTTGGTGGTGCTGGTGGTGGTACTGGTGCTGGTGGTGGTGCTGGTGGTGGTGCTGGTGTTGATGATGCTGGTGCTTGTTCTGATGCTGGTATCATTTTTCTGACACCTTCAACGATCTTCTTTTCAGTGAAACCATCTTCGATAGATTTTAGAAAGTATTCATTATCTTTTATTTTATCTGTAGCTTTTGGTCTTAATGACATAATCTTGACTAATCTGTTAATAGTTAATTGCATCCATAAATCATATGATTTTTGTTGCATCTTACGACCACTGGGAATATCAGGGGCAGCATAATATACTCTAGATCTTTCATTCATTATTTCTTTTAAGGTATCAAAACTTAATGTATTAAAATAATCATCAGTTAATTGAACTTTTTGCATTTCTGATTGTTTTTCTTCTTCAGTTTTAGGTGGATTTAAAGCATTATATCCCATTATACCTACTTTTGCAACGTTTGCTATATTACTAACAATTAGGGCTGCTTGTTGTGGTTCTAATAGGTGTGAACCGATTGTTGCACGTTCTATTTCTTCCATTATGGTGTAACCACCAGGGAATTTAGCAACTGGGCCACCTGCAAATGTTACAGATGATGTTAATATGTCTAATGCATCCCAGGGTGTTAAAGCACCCCAACCATCTAATGCTACTTTTCCTACTTTATCTAATAATGTAGCACCAATAGCACATGGAAAACATAATCCTGACATTGCTAATAATGTTAATGCTGTTGTAGCCAAAAATAATACATGGTGGGGGTCTTTTACATAATCAACAACTGCATCACTAAAACTACTCAATGCATTTATAAGAACTTGACGATTATTTGCCGTCCAATCATCGTATTTTTTCCAAGCATCTAATAAATCATTACCAAGTTTTACAAAAGTATCTTCTGTTAATTTAGCAAAATCATCCCATCCATGTTTAATATCAGCACCCATTTTATCAAAAGCATTTTTTATTTCATCATTAGTTGCTGGTATGTCTACCCTTCCAATTGTTTCTAAAGTTTTCCAATTAGTACAAGTTAAACCCATATCTGTGAAGCCAGGGGGGCAATCAATTAATTTACCACCTGTTAATCGTGCCATTTTAGCATGATGACCACAAGTGCAAGTTCTTTGTGGGGCACCACCTATAACCCTTTTTCTTCCACCAACTTTTTTTTTTAATTCCATTTCTTGTTTTTTTCCTTCTTTACCAGCTTCTAATAATAATTTGATTAATTTTTTATGTTCTTTAATAAAATCATCTTTCTTCATGACAATTTCACCTAAATTCATTTTGTTTCTATATTTTTCAGCTTCTTGTAAAGACTTGAATTTCATTTATATATATAATATAAAATATAAATTAAATTTCTTTGATATAATCTTTTTGTTGACCTGTTGAATGCCCCATTTTATCAGCATCTTCTTTCATTTCATCTACCACACCTTTATATTTATCAGTTAAAAAAATATGACGTAAAGCACTGCTACTTATTTTCTTTCCAAAAACTTTATTCAATAATTTTGTCATGCTATTTGTTTGAATTAATGGATTTCCTATATGGGATACTAAAAATGGTGTATTTAATGTCTTAGTTATTTTTCCTTTAACCTTGGGATGGTGTTTAAGATAAAAGTTGATACATTCTTTTAAATCATCATTAATATCTAAAATTTGTCTACCATATTTTTTAGAAGTTTTATAATTATTAAAAATAAATTTATTTTCATCATAAGAAAGGTAATTAACATCATTATCATATTTATCATTATACTTTTTGACAATGTTCATTAATTGATAATCTTTATTTCTTCTAGGTGGATTATGAACATATAATGCTAGAACCATGTAACCTAATAAGGTTGTCCAATTACTATCACTTAAGATTTTTTCATTCTTGAACTTTTCTACATCTTCTTTTAATTCTTCAAATTTCTTTTTTACATCTTCCCATGATATCCAATTTTCTTTTTGTTCATCAGTTGCTTCATCTGTTGCACTTTCTTTTATTTCATTATTCTTTTCAATCATAAGATCATAATATTGCTTTCTTAATTTTACAAGTTTTTTGTCATCTGGACAGCATCCAAGGACTGAAACAATACTTATTAAAACTGATCTTTTGGTGTTATTTTTTAACTTTTCAATTTTGGTAACAATCTTTTCAGGACTTTTTAAAAATTTAAAATCAGTGATTTCCCCACCATTTAATTTTTGTAAATTTCTAATGTATAGCTTAATGCTACCATCACTTAAACCACGTTCTTTTAGTTGTTCTTTAAGTTGTTCTTCCATATTATTATATAATGTATAATAATATAAATAAATCTAAACTATTTTAAACTTCATCATCGTTACTTAATAACCACATATCTTTTTCTGTCATCACAAATTGGGGATAATTTTTAAAAACTGTTACCCATCGTGATCCAGTTTTTTTTGCTTTTAGAATATCTTTCTTATCCATTCCAATATATTGTTCTAACAGCCTATTAAGCTGTACTTTTGATCCGGCTGCTGGGAAATAGGTGATAGAATGACATTCATTTAACATACGTCTAGTATCTTTTCCATTTGTGGGTAAATGATTTGTTATGATACAAGACACCTTAATATGACGACCAACTTCTAAAACTTCATTCAATAAAGCATAAATTGATTCCCTTAATGGTTTATCTTTTATGACGTCAATATCATCAAAAATAATTAAACTTTCAGCAAATTCACCTATTTTGATGGGATCAGTTATTAAAGTTTTATCAATTTTAACCCTTTTAATATCTTTTTCTAAACTTTCATCTTCTAATACAGGACTAAAAATATAAATTTCATTTTTAGGGTGTGCCTTCTTATAATTCTTAATGTAAGTGTTTGCATACCATGATTTACCTGAACCACTTGGTCCAGTAATATAAAGGATATCACGTTCTTGTGATGTATTAGGAATGTGAACATATTTTCCATCTTTATCTAGTTTTAATTGTTTTACACCATTTTCATCGTGTAAAGAAATTATTTTTTTGTTTAATTTACCACCATCTATATTTGCTATAGGTCTGCCAATTTTATCAAGATTAAAAGCCATTATATAGTATTATATATTTAATTTATATAAATTGTTTTTAAGAATCTGTAAGCATCATCATCTACCTTCTTCTGTAATTTTTTAATTTCTTTTTCAATCACACTAATGTATGGTTTGATGTCTAGATTAAATAAACTTTTTCTAACTAAGATTTTTGTTTCATTATCATCATAATGTTCTAATAATGTTTGAATTGCCTTTAGATTACTTAAAGTTTTATATTCATCACCTATATTCGTGTTAAGATATCTAGATAATTTTAATGCTTTAGGATAATCTTTATCAATCTTTGCTATGGTGAAAAGTCTTTTAACTATTTTATAATAACGACCTTCTTTGGTCAGTTCTATTATATCTTTATTAACTTCTTTTTTAATATTCTTATTAATACGACCGAACCAATAATTCATACTTAGGTCTTGAAAGATACCATTAAATAAAATAACAAAATCAAATTTTAAGAATTCAATTTTATCAAAATTTTTAGATGGGATCTTGATGTCTTTTATGTCAGGGGGAAAAAACTTCTTTTTAGTTCCATTCTTATATTGGATCTTGAATTCTATAAAATACATGTTTTCATTTCTTTCTATTCTATCAATTATTTGTTCTATCATCTTATCAACATATTCTTTATCAATTCTACCATCTATTATTGTGATAGCATCAATATCACCAGCATATTGTTGACTTGCAAGACTATAAGATCCTATTACTTGATATGAATACTGACCAAATTTTAAAACATCAATGAAAGGTTTGACCATGGGATCGATCGTTTTTAGTTCAAAAACATCCATTATTATTAATATACTATATCACCACAAAATATTAATTGACAATTCATTCGGACTATATTTATTAAGATTATGCTTTTTTGTGATTTCCCCATGACTTTTACGAAATCTATTTTTCATGGTGTTGGCATAACCTACAGGAACTTCACCTTTTTTTTCTAATTGTTGATAAATATAAAAGTCCTTGTACCCTACACGGCCGAACTTTTTCACACCTTCAGGACTTAAATATTGTAATTTGTGGACATCATCAAGACACCATGATAAATTGGCTGGTTTATAACCATTATTTTTGGCCTTTTTTTTCATTTCTTTTAAATAGTCTTCTTTGTTTATACCTAAATCATTTAATTGATCAAAAAAAGATTTAGTGCCAGACCCTTCTACATCAGATTCTGAATCAGAACTTGATTCAGAACTTGAATCTGAACTTGAATCTGAATCTGAACTTGAATCTGAATCTGATTCTGATAATTCCCCACCTAAAAGCCTTAAATCACGATCATGTTTTTTTGATCCATCTAAAAATGAATATACCCTAGCCATAGCCCATTGTTCTTTAGATAATTTCATCGACATGGGGGCATTCACACCCTTTTTAAAAGTTCCTTTCATTCTTACACTTTGTGGATTAGTTTTATATGCACCAATACCCCTATCATACACATCTTGTAAAATATTCACATCATAACCAGATATATCTGAAAGTTCATCTAGACTATATGGTTTATCTTCTAGTTTATTTTTTTTCAAAAATCTTAATCGATGTGTCAATTTACCACCTTTAAGTGCTTCACTTATTCCGATTGCTTTCATTTGTTTAACAGCATTATAGTGTGGGATACCTTCGTTACTAAAACATTTTGAGGGATCAGATGTTTTACAGACTTTAAAACCATCTTTAACTTTCTTAATAAAATATGGCATAATATAATATAAATTAATTTATATTTTATTTATTAATATAGTATATATAAATAATGGCATCAAGACAATTATCAACAAGAACCAATTATAATAGCAATCCTTTCCACATCTATTATGATATCAATATGATAAATAACGACACAACAGGAAATTTAAATTCTGTTCCCTTAAGATTCCAAGAAACAAGAAATCAAGTCATCTTACAAAATCCATCTGAATATTTTATGTCAGTTGTAAGATTTAGTTTAGACACATCATCATTACCTTTATTTACTCCAGAAGTTGATACCTTAAATGGTAATACTGATGCAAATAAATTAGTTTATCAATTTGCTTATGGGACATATGCACAAGATGCTGGGGCAAATGTTTTTAACGTTACATTCAGACCACAAGACTTAACAGTTCAAAAACCAACAGTATCATTTGATAATTTATCAAGTCCTTATTATTACATTTACAATTATCAAGCATTCATAGATATGATTAATGATGCTTTAAAAGGTACTATAGGTGCTTTAGGTGCTAACAAAGCACCACAATTTGTATTCAATAAGGAAACAAACAAGGCAGCAATTTATTTTCCCCAAGCATCAACAGCATCACCAACATGGGGTGGTCAATACATTTCAACCAATACTACACCATACTTTTTATATATGAATGCTCCATTATATCAATTATTTTCATCTTTTAATGCTGAATATGTTGGTCAATTACCAAATAATGGTGTCCCATCAACAACTACCACCAATTTTGGATGGTATAGATTAACAATTCCAGCAGCCATGAATACAGTTTTTTCAGGTGGTACAACATCTAATATAAACAACATCATGGGTTTTAATAACATTGATACATCAGTAGCTAAGAATGGTGTTTTACAAGGAAATGAACCTTATGTTGATGCTTTCAACTATTTCAGTTTTTTAAATACTTCTTATTATACATCACAAACATCACCACCAATATGGACTGTTTTATCACAAGATTATCCAACAACACCTTTATGGTCTCCAGTTACATCAATTGTATTTACAACTGGTTTAATGCCTATATGCTCTGAATTATCAGGTATTCCTGTAGTTTATGGTACAGGTGCCATCAATTTTAATCAAGGTGATAATGCAAACTTTGTATCTATATTAACAGATATTGAAGTCCCACTAGTTCGTGGTGATGAATTCAAACCCCAGATCTTTTATGAACCTAAAGCTGAATATCGTCTTATAGACCTCCAAAGCAATAACCCAGTAAATTCTATTGAAATCAACGTCTTCTGGCGTGATCAATTTGGAAATTTACATCAATTCTTTTTAGATACTGGTTGTAATGCAACCCTTAAAATAATGTTTAGAAAGAAGGAATTCAATACACCAAAATTAGAAAATCCCATTTAGATAAAGTCAAAAATTATTTAGTTTTATAATTTTTTGTTTTAGTATAGTATATACATAATGTCGAACGATTTCAAGAAAGTATTAGTCAAAGATGACCGTTTAATGGTATCTGATTCAGTTTCATATGCAGTTCAAAAAGGTGGTCAAAACGTTGTTTGTGCCCCCATACCAGCATTAGCATTATCTAACAGTTCTTTAACTTTTAACATCCAAGTCCCATCAGAACAAACTGTAGTAGATAGACGTTTAGTATGGGCACAAGCAATTTCAGTAAGCTTCCAAGCATCCATCAGCACATTAGCATACGGAACTGACGTTGTCTTAGCACCATTCCCATCACACCAACTTTGCTCCACCATCCAAGCAACAGTTAACAACAACACCACATCAATCAACATCCGTGATGTATTACCTGCCCTTCTTAAGATGGAAGAAGGACATGAACTTCAAAGATTTTCAGGAACCACACCAACATTAGCTGATACATATTATTTACCAACAGGTGGTGTTGCTGATGTAAACAACGTCAGTGGTGGTTTTAACGTTTATGCAGGTGCAAATATGGCACGTGGTGCTTTCCATTCTTACCCTGTAAATAAAGGTGTACCAACTGGTGTAACATTATCCGTAACAGGATCAGCTTCCCCTTTCACATACACAGTAGCATGGCAAACAGCAGAACCTTTCATCTGTCCACCTTTCTTATGGGGAACACAATTATCTAACACTTCTGGTATCTATGGTGTCCAAAACATGACTTTACTCTGTAACTTTTCAAATGGTAACCGTGCCCTTAGATTCATAACAGCAGCAGCCCAAACAGCATATGCCGGTGTTGGATCTTTACCCGTTACAATCAACACCCCAACAGTTGCCAAGATGTTATTAAACTACCTTACTCCCCACCCTTCAGATCTAATGCCAGCACGTAACGTTGTTCCATACATGGAATACCCACGTTATTTTTCCAGCACAGCATCAGCCATCACAAATGGTGCTGTAGGAACAATATCATCTAATACTTACAACTTAAACCAAATCCCTGACAAATTAATCATCTTTACCATATACCCCCAATCATCCCAAACACCATCAGTCAATCATGTTTTCATGTCCA